CCCTGTGATGACCCGCATCTGCCGCGTCATCAATACAAATGTCAATCAGGTGACATTCCCTCGTGATTCAAACACGAACAACATCACCACCGCGCCGCAGTATGGCACGACTTTTCGGCCATTCATGGGTGAAACGCCGAACACGACCACGAGCAAGATCGACACCGGCCCGTTTACGCAGCTAACGATTCCAGTCAACACCGGTACGATGTACACCGATGTTTCGGCTGACTTCTTCGCTGACGTGGCAGGCATCAGCAACTACATCCAGACAGAAGCCTCAAAGGCTTTTGCTGCTGTGGTTGACAATCAGGTCATTAACGGCCTGACCGCATCGACCGAAGCCGAGGGCGTTATCTCCAACAGTTCTGTTGGCATCACCAAGACCGGCAGCAATAACACGCTGGTCGCTTCCAAGGTGATCGACGGCTTCTATGCTTTGGCCGATCAGTATGCGACAAACCTTTCATGGGTGATGCGTCGCGCGACTCATGGCAAGCTGGTTGCCCTGAATGATACGACCAACAGAAGCCTGTTCCTTGGTTCTGCCGATTCTGGCTATGTGCAAGGCATCACGCCTTCCATCATGGGTCAGCCGGTTTACTTTAATGGCTTTGTGCCTGCATCGGGTGCATCAACACCGAAGTCGATTGTCTTAGGCGACTTTAACGAGTACATCCTACTTTTGCGGCAGGGCTTCACCGTCGCGATTGATGAGGTGTCGCTGGCCTATGCGAACCGCGTCCGTATTGCGGTCAAGTACCGCTTCGGCGGTGCTGTGAGAGACCCACGAGCCTTCCAGATTATTCAGGAACTCGTGTAAGTTTTGAGGGCGTGCCCCTCGCCGTTCCCGGTCATTAGATGCTTCAATGGCCGGGGGCGGTTTTTGCCTTACTTTACTTATCCACCTGAAATAAGACACTCATAAAATGCCTGCATACATCACACAAAATGAAGCGGCCTTATTTGCTGAAACGCTGGGCAGTGTATCCGCCATGCGTGCCACTGTTTTACTGACTGCCGCATCGACCATGCTAGACCAATTCACAGGTCGAACCTTTACAGGTGCCGAACTGTCCGACAGCGTGAAAGCGGGAATTGCCATGTGTGCCGAATGGATGGCCACGTCTAACCCGGCAGGCGGGACGATTATTAAAGAGAAAATCGGCGACTATGATGTCAGTTATGCCACGCCGGAAGCGGGCAGCATTCCGGTTGCAATTCAGATGTTGTGGGCACCGTATAAGATTGTGGCGGTCGGATGATACGCAAGAAAATTAAATACAATTTTCAAGGGCAAAAATTTATTCAGAACCTTGAACGAAGCCTTGAATCTGCGGCCATTCAAGGCGCGTTAATGGTAGAACGCGACGCCAAAAAACTTTTGAATAATACCGGCAAATCATTCCCGGCCAAAGCGGGTTACAACTCGCCAATATTTAAAGGCGATGGCGTTCCAGAGCGAAAAACCAAGCCTGCTGATATGGGTGTCAATTTGAAAACGCTGAAGGCCCAGCGGGTCTATTGGTACGGCGAGCCGCTTCACAGGTGGGTTCAGGCATCAATGCCGGGAAGCCCGCCCAATAAACAGACTGGCACTCTGCAACGGTCGATTATTCACGAATATTCCAAGGCCAAAAAAGAAGCAAAAGTCGGACCCGCCCAACAGCTTAAATATGCCAGACTGCAAGAGCTAGGATCGGCACAAATGCCCGAAAGGCCGTATCTGACGCCAGCATTCAAGATGAATGAAAAGAAGATATTTAAACTGTTTGCTGATGCCGTGAAACGAACAATGCCATGATATTACCGCATTCAATCACACTGCAAAAGCACACAGAAAATGAATCAAGTCTTGGGGGCGTCAGTAAGTCTTACGCTACCGATTCAGTATCTTACCGTGCTTTTGTGCAGCCACAGCGGGAGAGTCTGGCGATTATCAACACGTCAGGCGGTAGAAATCTGATCATTGATATTTATGCAGAGCCAACGATTCCAGCCGCCGCAACTGATCGCATTGTTTTTGATGGGCAGACATACGAGATAACGGGCGTGATTCAGCAGTTTTCACCGCGTGGCAATCATCACGTCAAGATTACTGCAAGAGTTCTGGATTTCATTTCGTGAATATCACTACCAGGCTAAATTCGATCAAAGCTCTCTGGCAGACGGCTTTCCCATCGATTCCCTACAGCTTACAGCTTGCAGGCCAAAATGAAGCCGTTCCCAATGCCGTTCTCGAAATTGGCCAGATAGAGCAGTTTGGCGGAACCACTACCAAAAAAGGATGGCGGTTAAACGCTGAAATCAAAGCAAATTTTGCGTCTGATACCGACGCAATTTCAAACCTTGACACGATTGTAAACATTTTTAATCGTGCAAAGTCTGCAAATTGGTATTACATGGTTGTGACAAATGCAAGCGTAGCTGCAAATTATCAGGGCCATGGTTCATTGTGGCAAATTACTGTCTCTCTCGTGGTCGAATGGACGACCTGAAAGGATAAAGCATGGCTGAGCGTATTGCAGCGTATCAGACAACGGTGAAATGGTCGCTCCTGACCAGCCCGCCCAGCACCTACGGCAACGCGACAACGCTTTCCGTTGGGGAATGGAATTTAAATATCAATACTGACCTCATCGACGTTACAACCACAGGCGACGCGGGATTCAGGTATTTCATACCGGGCCTGAAATCGTCTGAAGGTTCGCTAACGTTCTATCATGAGGACGCAACCGATCTGCCAATCAAGCCCGGCGAAAAAGGCAAGTTTGAATTGTTTGTCGATTCTGCGGCAAACGTCACCAAGTCTTATATCGTGCCGGTCACAATCGGTTCGGTTGAAGTCTCTGCGGCTATCGATGGCGCGGTGGAAGCAACCGTGAACTATCAGGGCCGTGGTGCAATCACTGGCGACCTTTACACTTGATTGAATTGAAGAGGGGCAATCTTCAAATGATTACGCGACTGATTCCGCAACCGATTGAAATTGAAATCAATGATACCTGTTATAAATTCGCTCAACTGCGGATTGGCGAAATATCACGCATTCAGGCGTGGCTTGATTCTCTGCCGAATCCCATGGCAACCATCAAGACGCATCTTGAGGGGCTAACACCGGATGAACGCAAGGCACTACTAATTGAGGCTCAAAAAGAGCTTCGCACCTGGCCGCCGCAATACGGCACATCTAAAGGGCTGGAAATGATCGGCAGGCCGGAAGGAACCCGCATTTTCATGCGTGCCGCTTTGAAGCGATGCCAGAACCACATGACAGATGCCGATTGTGATGCAGTGACTGAAAGCCTTGACCTTGATACGCTGGCCCAGATTATTGAAATTGCATCGACCGGAAAACTGTCTGGCGTGGACGGTATTGAAAAAAAATAACAGGGCCAAAAAACGCACCCGGAATTAATTGGGGCGTTTTGTTTGCTGGCCTTGCTGACCGCTTCGGATACACGCCAGATCAGATTGCAGAACTGACAGTCGATCAGGCGTGCATTCTGCTAAATGACGGAAAAGACCCGTCTAAAAAGGTTGTCACGATCAATCGTGGTGATGATGTCGCAAAAGCACTTGCAAAGATTCGAGTCTAACAAATGGCAAGCGTAGGCGACCTCTTTGTTACAATTTCGGCGAATGCTCAACCGGCCCTTGATGCTTTCAAGAGCGTTGAACATTCGCTTGGCTCTATCACGAAAGCCGCTGGCAGTACGTCCGGCGCACTTTCAGCGGTATCCAGAAATTCAGAATCCGGCTTCGCTCAATTTGCCGGTTCTGTTTTGAAGGTTGTGACCGCTTACAGAGCCTTAACATTTGCCGTAACGGCTTATAAACAAGTGGCCACCGCTGCAACAGGTATAAACCCAGTAACGGGTAATGCTTTCAGCCCTGCCACATTGGGCGTTATTTCATCCATCACTGGCAAGCTGCAAGCCCTTGGGCCAATCGGCAAAGCGGCAGGTGCTGCGGCTGGTGCTGGCCTTGCCCAGATCGGCTCTGTGGCTTCAATGGCATTAAGCCCATTGACAAAACTGATTGCTATTTTTGCGGCCTTTAAACTGGCCATATTGGCGGTAGTTGCAGCAGTTGCCGTATTTTCTGCTGGTATTGCCAGTGCATTTAAGGCAGCACAATTAAAAGAGTCTATCGGTGCTGTTGATGCAATCTTTAAAGATTCGTCAAATTCAATCAAGACATTTGCCGACGATGTTTCTGCATCGCTTGGCAGGTCAAAAAAAGAAGTATTAGATTCAGCGGTTCAAATCGGTGCAATTCTCAAATCTCAGGGATTTACTGAAGCCGAAGCGGCAGCCAATTCAATCAACATGCTTGGAACTGCAATGGAGCTTGCAGCCCAGCGTGGCACGTCAACTGAACAGGCTTTAAATGCCGTTTCGGCTGCAATTCGTGGCGAAACAGATCCGATTGAACGGCTTGGTATCTCAATCAATGAAGCCCTTGTAAAAAAGACAATTGAAGGCGACGCCAATCTTTTAAAGTTAGCACAGACAAACGAGCTTGCCGCCAAAGCCACAGCCCGATTGATGCTGATTCAAGAGCAGTCAGCCGACGCCATGGGCACGATTGCCAAAGAATCGGGCAATCTGACGCAGCAGATGGAACGGTTCAAGGGGCAAATTTCTAATACATTCACTGTACTTGGTTCGGCATTTGAGCCAGTTGTTACAGCATTTGTCAGGCTTGGCAATGCAATCATGCAGACTCTAGGCGGCGGTATGCCGACTGCGGCCAAAGGCATTGAGGCCCTGTTGCAGCCTATTACATTCATGGTGAATAAGGTTGCCGCCCTTATTGAAATGTTTAATAAGCTGGTCGGACTGGTGCGAAGCGTGCCGAAACTTGGTGGCGACATTGTGCAGCCGCAGGCCAAACCAAAACAGGGCCTTGAATTACTTGATGAGCAGATTGCCAAGTTTGAAGCGGAGAAGGAATACAACAGTCGTTTAAATTCCTTACGCGATGAAATGGCGGAACGCGAAAAGAAACGTAACGAAGAGATCGCAAAAGAAAAAGCCTGGTGGGACGAACAAGTACAGGATGAACTTGACCGCCAAAGCATCGACCGGCAACGTCGCATTGATGACGCGACCGAAGAACGCAACCGGAAGATGATGGATCGATTCAAGCTGCAAGATCGCATCGCATCGACAACGGCTGATATGTTCCGGCCCATGATGGGCGACATCTCAACCGCTTTTGAATCAAACCTGTTGGCAGATTTTCAGCAAAATCCAATGATTGAACTCTCTAATGAAATGAAATCATTAAACGGCGAGATCAGCCGATTGAATGAAACCATTTCAGAAGAGCGAGCAAAGCAGGCGGGAAGATAAATAATGGGTGCACCGAATGTCACATATCAGATGCTTCCTGAGAGCTACAGCGTGTCGGCTAACACGCAAGGCTTGCGGGCGTCAGTTCAATTCCTGACAGATTGGTCAGATGCTTATACTTTTGTTAATCAGGCTCTTGGTATGCCGAACGGGCAGGCGTGGGCCAATCCTTCCAGCCCTAACATGTTTGCTGTTGAGGCGACAGTCAGGCCAGTCGGTTTGACTTCCAATCTAACCAGTGCCAACGGAACTTTCGGCCTGAACCCCGGCCAATTCTTTGACAAGGCAAAAATTGAACTGGTATTCACAACGCCTGATAATAACCTCGGGCAATACTCGCGAACCGCTACCGAAGTTGATTCAACCGAACTGATGACATCTGACGTACAGATCGGAGTTCAGACAATCAACGTACCTACCGGCTCGCTGGACTGGCACACAACCGAAGCGGGGGGAACGGCTCAATCGGTCAATCTGACAACTGAAGGCCAGCCGGAAAAGCTGACCATCATGATTCCAACGGCCAACGTCAATATCACAGTGCATGGTGTGAAAGATAATTCATGGGTGGCAGCCTCGCGACTGGTCGGAAAAACCAATAACGCGATGCTTTGGGGCTATGACCCGGAAACACTCTGCTTAACTGGCGTCACGACCAGAAAACGGGTCGTGGCATCTGGCTTAATGACAGTCGATGCAACACTCTCCTACAAGTGGATTAGTGTCGGCTGGAATACCAAACTATCCCGCAACGGTTCATGGCGTCGCATCAAGTTCAAAAGTGGTGCATTGCCCTATCCAACGGCTAATATCACCATAGCAGCCATTTTCCCGAACACCTCACGGATTCTTAGCCTTACATGAGTTTGATAGACCTTTATGGCAAGCGAGATCAGCAGAGCCTGCTTGATAATTCATTCCCCGATGGGATTGATTTAATCAGCAATGGCAACCGGCACGGCCTCGCGCTGAATCCTGAAGAAAACTTCTATGTTCGCTTGACCGGTAAAGATACGGGCAATACGCCTATCAAATACGCTTGGCAGGAAGTTATCAGGCTTGATAATAACACGTGGTCAAACCTGACCACCCACTACGGCAACGCCACCAATGATCCAGCCTATGAAATCAATAACGCCAATCTTTCAGCGGGTAACACGGTCTATCATGTGACCCGATCCATGCAGACCGGGAGCCTGCTATTTTCTTCCACGGGTGGCGGATCACTTACAACAGACATCAAGGGCAAAGATATTGTCCTGATGATTTTGGGCACCGAAGAAGAATACGACACCTGTGCCAATGCCCCGGCGGCCTCTCCCGGCTGTTGGCAGGGCTACGCGTGGGCGGCTTACAAGGTTTGCGGCTACACATACACCAAACTGTTTGACGCTCGCGACCTTGGCAAATGGGCACTTGAACTGAACGGCGGCACCACGTCAGCATGGCGACGATTTCACCCGGCGTTTTGGGGCTGGGATAGTTACACGGAAGGCTTGCCGACTGCCGCCAACGCTTGCGAGGGTGTCCGGTTTATCGGCTCTGGTGCGGGTGCCTTGTCCTGTACATGCCCAACGTGGGTGTCAAATATTACCTGTTTGAAGTTCTCAATAAACTACAAAAATGAGAATGAAGTATCATGCGATAATGGCTCGCGATGCTCTTGCAACTCAACCTACTGGACAAATTTCACATCGGCCATGTCGGGCATTTGGGGTACGACTCAAACAACAGTTGCCTGCGTCGATGGAAGCTGCCTCTGGACAACTGACAACGGCCCTTTCGGCCTGTCATTCATTTGGGAGTCAGTCCCACGCGGGGAGCCTGACTGCGATTGGGGGCCATCGACATTCGACCCCTGCGACCCTTGCGCGGGCTTTTCCCGATTCGTTTTATCGGTCAATCGCTCAAGTGCGTCAGGCGGCGACCCAGGCAACCTGTTTTCAACCTACCGAATCGGCTATACAGCCCTTAAAGGATTAATTGACGATTGCAATACCGGCCCGATTCAATTGGAACTTGTCAGCCATCAAACAAACGCTTGTCCGGATGTTATCAACTGGATCAAAGTCGAATGCTGTACGGCGAATGAAACGGCAAATTGCACACCATGAACCAGCCTTGCATCTGCGATCATCCGCAAATCTGCACCAGGCACAAGCGGCGGGTGTATCAACCTGACATTGAGCAATGCCAAGCCACCGGCAGCCCCGGCACGCCACCACCATCGCGCACATGCCGA